AGAGGCTCAAGGTCAAGTTCCTGATCAAATTACTGGGTTAAGTGGTTGGCAAGATCAAGGCAAACAAGTTGTTTCAAGAACTGCCGGCAAGGTTCGTGGCTTTCCTAAATACAATCCAAATGTAATTAGAAAAGGTTTGGCATACTCTTTAGGACGCTCACGCCGTAATAGTGCAGGTTTTGTTAATGTTTACCGATTGCTTAACCGATCAGCCGCAGGCGCAATCTATGAGACCGCAGGTCGTAAAAATCCTCAAGGTCGTTCACCAATTCAAAGCGTTGCCGGTGATTCATTTGTTCAGGGTTTTGAAGGTACTTACAAATACAAAGGCAAGGTAAGAAACCGAGCAACTCGAAACTATAACAGCAATAACCCTTTTGCCGGTTATCAGTTTGTTACAGCAATTAACGACGAAGCAAAATTAGAAAGCATTGGCAGAGGTAGAAAAAACCAAGGTCGTTTACTTTATGCCGCTTTTGCTAAAGATCAGGGCAAGGTTACAAAGGCAACTTTTAAAGCAATAGACACCGCAATTTTTAAATTCAATTCAAGCATTAAACGAAAGATTGGACTTGCAGCATGAGTGCAACCGGTATTGAAATCCCAATTATCAGCACCTACAAAGACAAAGGTGCGAAGGCTGCAAGTAAGTCGCTTAATGTTTTAACTAAGTCCGCAAAGGCTTTAGGTCTTGCTTTTGGTGCTTATCAAACTTTAAAATTTGGAAAAGGTGCGGTCAAGGCTTTTGCTGCCGACGATAAGGCAGCCGGCGCACTATCTAAAACATTACAAAACTTAGGGCAATCTTATGCAGTAATAAACACCGCAAGTTTTATTCAGAACTTACAAAACCAAACAGGCGTTTTAGACAACCAACTTAGACCGGCATTCACCCAATTAGTTAACTCAACTTTAGACGCTAAAAAAGCCCAAGAATTACTTTCAGTTGCTTTAGATGTCTCAGCCGGTTCAGGAAAAGACTTAGCCTCAGTTACTGCGGCATTGAGCAAGGCGGCGCTTGGAGAGAACACCGCAATTGCTAAATTAAATATAGGACTTACAACAGCCGAAGCAAAAACAATGGACTTAGATAAGGTTACGACTTATTTATCTAAAAAGTTTAACGGTCAAGCCGCATTAGCAGCGGACTCTTTTGCTGGCAAAATGGCGATTCTTACCGCTAAAGCCGAGACTGCAAGAGAGGAAATCGGCGGCGCTTTAGTTGCTGCCCTTGATGACGCTTTTGGAGACCCTGACAAATACGGTAGCAGTATTGACAATATAAGCAACAAACTTCAAGGTTTAATTGGTAGCGTCGGTAGATTTATTAAAGTCACAAAAGGTATTTTTGATAAAGACAATTTGTTAAAATTAAACAAAAATACGATGAGTTACAAAATGAACTTTGATAAACCTTTTGACCCAATGGCTATGAAGTTTGATTATACAGCATTACAAAAAGAGGAAAAGGCTTTACAGAAAGAGGCTGCAAGACAGTTAAGGGCAAGACAAGCCGCCATTGCTAAAGAAAAGGCTTTAATCGCCGAGCAAAAGAAAATTGAGGCTGATCGAAAGAAACTTGAACAGATTTCTAGCCTGTTTGATCTTGACCAAATTCAGATTTATGCAGCATTACAAAACAAAATAACAGATCAAGAAAAATTAAGATTGTCTTTACAACTTGCGTTACTTCAAGAAAATGCTTCAGAGGCTTCCAAGTTAGCAACAGAGTTAGTCAAATCTCAATTACAAACCACTAATCTTGCTGAGGCTATTGCCAAACTTCCAAAAGCATTGTATCCGTTTGAGGGTTGGTCTAAAGATATTGACAATTTAATCGCACAAATTCTTTTAATGATGAAATTGTTGTCTCAAATGGGAACTACTTCAACAGGGCAAGGGGTCAACTCACCTTCAGCATTACCTAACATTGCTGCGCCATTTGTAAAAGATGGTGTAAATTTTGCAGTTATTAACCCTCAAAATAAAATGAGTGCTTCAGAACTTGCTAAGTTACAAAGTAAGCCGGCGACCATTGCACAAAGTGAGGCAATCATGGCGGCAATGAGTTACCGTATGCAAGCCCAAGCCGAAGCCTATAACCTTTCTCAAGGATTAAACAGGGATGGAACTACCATCATCAATGTTAACGGTGCAACCCAAGGACTATTAGATGAGTTAAGAAATGGACTAATTAACTCGTCCGCTTCAGGTTCATTCTCATCAATCAACCCATTCAGATAATATGACTTTACCTGTACTTGATGTCAGTCTAAATTTCTCGTCCGGCGCTACCTTCGGAAACTCTTTCACCTTGGGAGACCCTGTTAATGGTGTTCTAGGTACTGGCATTTTATCCGACTCGTCTGCACCTGCCTTGGTTTTAAACTTAACCGATGTAACCCGAAGCATAAGCATTAGGCGTGGGCGAAACATTAATCGCGATACTTATGAAGCCGGTACTTGCACCATTCGTATTTATGACCCAACAGGTAGGTTTAATCCTCAAAACCCAAGTTCAGATTTATTTGGCTTTTTAACGCCATTGCGTAAATTAAGAATATCCGCCGAGTATTTAGGAACAACTCATTATTTGTTTAGTGGTTACACCACCGACTATGTTTATACATACGATCAGGCAGAAAATGTTTCCTATGTTGACATAAGTGCAAGCGACGCCTTCCGATTGTTTGCAATGGCAACATTAACAACAGTTACAGGACAGGCAGCCGGACAGGATACCGGTACGCGTATTGATAAGATTCTTGACACCGTAGATTTTCCGGCAAGCATGAGGACATTGGATACAGGCAACTCTTTGACTCAGGCTGACCCTGCAACAAGTAGAACAGCCTTGGCAACCCTGAAAAATTGTGAGACTTCAGAACAAGGGGCATTCTTTGTTAGTCCTGAGGGAAATGCAATCTTTAAGAACCGAGCCAATACCATTTCCTCAGCCGGTGGAACTCCAATTCAGTTTAATCAGACCGGTGGCATACCTTACAAAAACTTGATTTTTGCTTTTGATGACAAACTTATTGTGAACCAGTCAACTGTTACTAGGGTGGGCGGTTCACCTCAAACTTATATTGACGCAGTTTCGGTCGCCGAGTACTTCCCTCATGTTGTTTCTTTTAGTGATTTAGTAGTTCAGACCGACGCTGAGGCAGCGAACATTGCGGCAATCTATGTGGCAACAAGATCGACGACAACTATTCGGATTGATCAAATGAGTGTTGACCTTTATGACCCATTAGTGCCAAACGGAACAATGCTGGACTTGGACTACTTTGACAATGTAAACATTTCCAACATACAGCCAAACGGTTCAACCATTGTCAAGAATTTACAGATTCAAGGGGTTAACTGGGAAATCAATCCGAATGCTTGGGTTGGAAACTTTACTACCCTTGAGCCAATAACAGATGGATTTATAATCGGAAACAGCACCTATGGCATAATAGGTGAGGACATTTTGTCCTACTAAGGTATAATTAGACACTAAGGAGAAATAAAAAATGGCAATAGGCTTTCCAGTAAAAGCAGACTACGCGACAGGTGATGTCCTTAGTGCTGCCAATATGAACGATCTTTCTGGCACATTAAACACAATACAAAGCGTTGAGTATGCGGCTGGTAAAAACAAAATTATCAATGGTGATTTTAATATTAATCAGAGAAGTTTCTCATCTAGTACAACGGATGGCAGTTATGGTTTTGACCGATGGTTGATGGAAGCATCAGGAGGCGCAACTTATTCAGCGCAAACTTTTACTGCTGGAACTGCTCCTGTTGCTGGATATGAGGCAAAAAACTTTGCACAGATAGCAACAACCGGACAATCCGGTGCTGGCGTATATACACTCTTGGAACAAAAGATTGAATCGGTGAGGACTTTTGCTGGACAAACTGTGACTTTTTCTTTCTGGGCAAAAGCCAGTTCTGGAACACCTCAAATTGGTTTAGAACTTTCGCAGTCGTTCGGCTCTGGTGGTTCATCACAGGTTAATACACAATTGGGCGCGGTGACACTTTCAACTTCTTGGGCGCGTTATTCACTATCCGTTGCAGTTCCTTCAATTTCAGGAAAAACAATTGGAACGGCGGATTCTCTTACTGTCGGACTTTGGACTTCAGCAGGAACAACTTTCGCAACTCGCGCTTCAAGCATCGGAATACAGACAGCCACCATCCAAATCTGGGGCGTTCAACTGGAAGCAAGTTCAACTGCTAGCGATTTCCAAACTGCAACTGGCACAATCCAAGGCGAGTTAGCCGCTTGCCAAAGGTATTATTATAGAAGTTCAAGCACAAATGCTTATGGCGCGGTGAGTAGTAGTGGTTATACTACCTCTACAACAAATGCAAATATATTGATAAACTTGCCAGTTGCTATGAGAGTTGTACCAACTTCAGTAGATTTTTCAACCTTGCAAATTGGTGATGTAACTAATACCTATTACACAGTAACCGGTATGGCATTAAATGTATCAACTACGACCACGATTGCAGCCTGTGATACAACTTCTTCAGGTATGACTACAAGTCGTTGGGCTTACTTGCGAGCAAACAATTCAACATCAGGCTATGTCGGACTAAGTGCGGAGTTATAAATATGAATAATGTAAAGTTTATTGAAATTGAAGATTCAGCAAGCGGAGAACTTAACACTCACGCCATTATTGATAGAGGCAACGAAGAGTTTACTTCAATGCTAAAATCAACTTATGATGCTATGCAAGCGGCACAATCCACCCCGATTGTAACTGAGGATGAGTAAGAAACCTTGGTTGTCTAAAGCCGCCGAGCAATTTAGGGAACAGGTAAATGATAGTTTCCCAAATCGTGCCAAGCGTCTTGATGGATGGATTGGCGATCTGCGTCACTCAAATAGAGTTAGTCAACACAATCCCAACGAGCAGGGCGAGGTCTGTGCATTGGACATTGACGCTGGCTTATCTGAGGAACAAGGAATTGCAATCTATTTGGCAGATCAAATGCGACTTGCAGCAAAACAAGGTGATCGACGCATTCTTTATCTAATCTTTATGGGCAAGATTTGTTCTGCTAAATCCTTTTGGCGTTGGGTCAAATATCGCGGTTTAAATCCCCATATGAAACACATACATATTTCATTCAAAGAAAACCAAAATGGCAAACCTTTTAACATACCACTACTAGGGGGAACAAATGAAGTTATCAAAAAAGCATAAGGCTGCAATCAAGTCTTATTTAAGAGCGGTTATCGCTTCCGGAATAACTGTTGCGCTTGCGATTGTCGCTGACATCCATCCGGCATATGCAACACTCTTAGGCGCTATCGTCGCCCCTATTGCTAAAGCCGTTGATCCTTCCTCAGGTACTGAGGTTGACTACGGAATCAATGCGAAATAATGGACGCCGCTTCATGGGGTGGTTTAGCCGCCGCCGTCACCGCCGTATTAACAAGTTTCTTTTTGGGTCTCCGTTATCTTATTAAAGGATGGTTGTGGACTCTAACCCCTAATGCTGGAAGTTCTCTTGCTGATCGTCTAGCAAGAATTGAAACTCGCCAAGAGGAATTACTGAGGATTGTCACCGATAGAAAGTAAACTGTACCTATGGCTCAAAAGAAAAAAAGAAAGATCACTCGCCGTAAAGGTAAGTATCAGCATGAGCAGGTTCTTACTCGTTTAGATAGTTATGCGATAAGTGTTCGTGAGTATTACTTGAGCCTAAGACGAGCAGGGTTTCCAGTAGATCAGGCAATGGGTATGTGTGATAAAAATACTTTCCCTGATTGGTTAACACCAACAACACCGGAGTTCAATCCTGTTAATCCTGACCATGACCCCTACGAGGACGAGGACTAAATTAAGCGAATTGTTCTGATCTCAGACCTTCAAATTCCATACCATGACCCAATTGCAGTTAGAAACCTTGCACGATTTATTGCAAGATGGAAGCCTCATCAAGTCGCAACGGTCGGAGACGAAATTGACCTCCCTCAATTATCTAAATGGGAAAGAGGATTGGCGGGTGAGTTTGCTGGCACACTTGACCGAGATCGCAAACTTACTCAAAAGATATTAGAACAACTTCAGGTAACTGACATGGTGAGGTCTAACCACACAGACCGATTATGGAACTCAATCAAAACTAGGTTGCCCGCTTTTGGTGCATTACCTGAATTAAGGTTTGAAAATTGGCTTGGGCTTGACTCCCTTGGGATTAAATTTTGGCGTAAACCTATGCCTATTGCCCCGAATTGGATTATCCTTCATGGCGACGAAGGCACTATGTCTCAAAAGGGTGGTCAAACAGCCTTAGGATTGGCTATAAGGCATGGTAAGAGCGTAGTGTGTGGACATACTCACAGGGCGGGTCTTAGCGCAATTACGGCGTCCTCAGGGGGCAAAATAGGGCAAACCTTATGGGGTTTAGAAATCGGAAATCTCATGGATTTTAAATCTGCCCGTTACCTAAAAGGTGGAAGCGGCAATTGGCAACAAGGATTTGGTTTAATGTATGTTAAAGATACTAAGGTGACCCCTGTATTTGTGCCAATAGATAGGTCAGGCAGTTTCACCGTTGAAGGTAAAACCTACGGTTAACCTTTAGGGTTCGTTATCAAATCGTTATAAAACACGCCGGCACTTCCTTTGTGAGTGTCGGTTCTTTGTGTCATCCTTTGCTTATCCAAATTAACGGATTTGGTATAACGGAAAGGACAGTATGAAACTTACAGCCAAGGATTTTGAAAGGCTGACAGAAAGTCAAATGCAGTTTAAAGGCATTGACTGGGAAGTGCAGATTACTAGGTTTGACGATGAGCCTAATTTTCAGCATGAGTATATTTATTGGGTTGAAAATAGCGCAGCCCTAGTTTTGGCAATCAAATACCTAGAGCAAGAGGGTTTTGAGTATCAAGCCAATTATGATCTCAAATTTGATCAGCCAATAATTACCACTAATTATGCAGGGTCATGGCTGACAGTATGATCGAAGTAGTTGAGAGCGTTGCAACTTCCAAGTTTAAATTGGTTTACTTGGCAGATACTGACCAATACATGTCAACCACCGAAAATGTTTTGGGCAAGTTTAGTTCGATAGGTGAATCACCTGAGGACTCAAACCGAAGTTTAAGGGCAAAACTATACTCATTGATTGCAAGTTATATTGAAAAGGAAAGGGTCAAATCATGAATGCTGCACTATGGACAGTTGCTGGAATGTTCGTTGCGCTCGCTTTAGGCTTGATTTATGAGGCTTTGAAAGAGCATTACTACGAGCAAGGATTTTGGGCTGGTCGTTCCTCAGGATGGAAAGCCAGTTTAGAACACCAACAAAAACTACAACGAATGAAGTCAAGGGCGGTTTTTGATTATGAGCAAAACAAATAACTTATTTGACGAGGCTAAGGTGGCATTGCATGACAGAGGTAAAATTTATGGGTCTAGCAGAACAAATCATGAGAGAATCTCAGAGTTGTGGAGTGCTTACCTTGGAGATTACATTTCACCAATGCAAGTCAGTTGCTGCATGTTGCTCGTCAAGGTCTCAAGACTTGCAGAAAGTCCGAGCCATCAAGACAGTATTAAAGACATCATTGGTTATGCGGCAATCTACAACGAATTGTTAGATGGCTACGAAAACGATTTTGGAGGTGAATAATGTCTTTTGATCTAAGTAACTACATGACAGCCGAGCAGAGAATTGAACTGTTCGCTAAAGATAACCCTGACATGAGAAAAGAATCAGACTGGAAAATAGTTGAAGGCGTGATCTATGTCACAGTTAAACTTTACAGAACTTGGGTAGACCAATTACCTTGGGTCGATGGTTTAGCAGGTGAGAGCGTCAAGACTCAGTTTGCTATCGAAAAGGCAGAAACCTCAGCCTACGCAAGAGCAATAACTAATACAGGGTTGCCTCAATACTCAACAACTGTTGACGGTGTTAAAGCACCTAGAGCAAACAGGGCTGAAATGGAAAAGGTCATGGATGAAAAACAAAAAACTTTTAAAGAAAAGTTAGAGTCTAGGACTTATGGCGCAGCCGGCTCAAGATCAGCCGCAGTCGAGGACTCTTTAAGGGCTGCGTTTGCAGAGGACAGAAAAGAACTTGCACAAACTGTTTGGTCAGTAGGTGAGGTGGTTGACTCATTACCGGCAAGTACGCCAATGCCTATGCCATGCGAGAAAGGTAAACAAACCTTAAAAGAGGGAATTTCAAAGGGTGGTAAGCCTTATTATGGTTATGTCTGCGGTTGTGGCAAACCTAAAGACCAACAATGTCCGGCACAATGGGCTAAGTTATCAGCCAATGGCAGATGGTATTTCGAAAGCGAGAACAATGGGTGATTTAGAGATAATTGACTCAAATGGAGTCAGAGCAACATTTAAAGACGAGGGCATTGAAGTTGACATTGTGCCTTCAAATGAGTGTTGTGAGATTTGTGGAGACGCT